AAGCTATGAGTGAAGATTGTATTGCCTGTGACGGATAAAAACAATGAAGGGGACCTCGTTTGAGATCCCCTTCGGTTACAGGAACTTTTGGGTATGGTACGCCCAGTTATCTTTGTTCCTTATTCATCATATTTTTTTCTATATTCTTCTCTTTTAGGCTTTATTTCTCTTTGATTTTTTCTAATTTCTCTTTTAGCCTTACCTTTCATTTTACCACTTTTTCTATAGTTGTCTTCATTTTTCATAACATCTTCTATGTTATTTATTCCAACTTGTATGTCTGCTTTATCATTAAGTTTTTGTCTATCTTCTACAGATATTTCAGTAGAAAATGGAATTTCGCTAGCAAAAGGAGTTGGTGACATTCCTGGCATAGCGCTAATAGCGCTTTGTATAGTTTGTGCAAAATTACTATACTTATTAGCCGCGCCTCTTTTAGCTGCTCCCCTTAAACGGTTTATACTTTTCATATTTATTTCTTACAAACGCATTTTGCTACTGGACAATCTTTAACATCTACAATTAATTTAGATACTAACCAATTCCATTTGCACATTAGCTTTAACCAACAAGCTTGCATCCATAATCCTAATTTTACTAATAATTTTCCCATAATTTATTTATTTTTTTTATTGTTAATTTCTTTCCATTTTGATATAGTATAGCCTATAGTGACTAGTAAAAGAACTATTTTTAATCCCATTTCTATTTTAGTAAATGTTGTTACGCCCAAAGTTGATCCGTTGATTAAGTAGAGTTTAAGTTGTTGTATATCCATTATGTTTTACTTACTACGTTTTTATTTGTTTTTAAGGTGTTGTAGGCGGTTTTAGCTACATCTTTAGCTATCTTTGGATTTTTAATTACTTGTTTTACACCAGGTATTTTGTTTAATTTTTTAGTAGCTAATGCAGCAACATCACCACTAATAGCATCAGAAACTGTTTGAGCCGTTAAAGCAGCTGGTACCATAGAAGAAATAGAATTAAAAGTGCTTGATCTATTCAAAGCTTGTTTAGTTTGTTGGTCTTCCGAGTCATTAGCTCTTCTTAAATTAGTAAGACTACCATAAACTCCATCTCTATCGCCTTGATCACTTAAACCAAAAGCTTCTCTTATATCTCCTCTTGCCTCGTTTACCAAAGCTCTAGTGCCATCAAACGGATTACTAACAAAGGTTTTAAATTGTTGCCAAGTACTATCTTCAGGTGTAGGAGCGGATATAGTAGCTTGACTACCTCTAGGCGCATCTTTTCTTCTGAGTTCATCTAGTGGTGTAGGATTAGCCGCACCCATATGGAATCCTTTTATTCCTCTAATTTTATCTCTCATTTTTCTTTGTGTTTATTACAAAAAGTTCTAGCAGCTGCAACACTACCAAACCCCCATTTTTTTAAAGCCATTGCTTTTTTAGTTGGTTCGCCTTTAGCATCTTTCATTGCGCCTGCCATACCAGCAAATCTACAAGCAAAAGAAACTCTACGCTTTCCAGTTCCAGACGTTTGTCTTGATCCTAGTTTTTTACCAGTTTCAGCAGTATAATCTTTACGCATTTTCCTGTTTTGCTTTTCGTAAGCTTTTTCTTTTATAGCAGGTCCTTTTACTTTATAAGCCATTTTTTAATATTTATATATTACAGTATTCTTTATTAGCATCGAAACACGGGCAGCTCTTCGCCGCAAACTCGTTGTGGCCATGTATTGTAGCTTCTACATGCATCTTCTTTAATGTTTTAATTAACAATAATAAACTTTCTTTTTGTTCTGGTGTTCTAGTATCTTTAGCAATCCATTTGCCATTAGACCCACGCTCTGATTCAACGCCTCCAATATAGCAAATTCCTATAGAACCTTCATTTTCACCTTTAACATGAGCGCCTTGTTTGTATATACTACGACCATACTCTATAGTACCGTCTAATAAAACTACATAATGGTAACCTATACCGTTCCAGCCTCTTTTTAAATGCCAACGATTTATCTCTGCAGCATCTAAATCTCTACCTTCTTGTGTAGCTGAACAGTGTACTATTATTTTATTTATCGTTCTCATTCGTTATAAAGTTTATCTAGTTTTTCCATAGCTTTTTCTATAGCGCTATCTATTTTTTCTTGAAACTCTTTGTCCTTCTTAAGATCATACTCTAACTTTTGATCCTCACTCATGTTATTGTATTTTTCTTCTTCTAGTTTTTTAAGTCTTGCTTTTTCTTGAGCTTTTCTTTTTCTAGTTTCTTTAGCTTTTATTTTACCTTCTTCTTTTCTACGAATTTTAGCATCTGCTTTTATTAAATCAAATTCTTCTATTTTAGAATTAACATCCCATGTTCTGAATCCTAAAGCTAAAGCTACTCTTTGGTATATAGTATTTCTATTATCAAAAGCTTCTGTAATAGCATTTATCTCTGCAACCATTCTATCCATTGGTATATTAGCAGCTCCAGAAACTACACTACCAACAACTTGATATGACGGGCTTAATTGAAATCTACCATCAATTGTAACACTAAATCCTTTTTCAGCTATAACATCTCTTTCAAACTTCTTTGTTTGTATAGCAGAATAAATTTTTCTTAATTTAGACCCTAACGCTGGAGATAAATTTGCAAGCTCTAATACCGTGTATGTATGATCAGCTGTAAACCCTTTCTTTTCTTCAAAGTTATATCTTCTTATAGCGTTTTTAATCGTAGATATAACAGCTCCACCTACACCAGAACCTCTTAATATAGTATCTATCATACTATTTGCTATTCTATCTTCTTTTTTACTTAATACTTCACCGTATTTTTTTAACTGTTCTTCTTCAGTTAGCTCATCGTCTGGTTCATCAAAGCCAGGTATCATAGCAAACAAGGCGTTTTGTAATGTTGAGAATATTAAATTCTGAACTATACCGTAGTAAACTATTTTTGATATATTAGTTTTAGCATCGCCTCTACCGTTCACCAAATCAAGTCCAGCTTTTTTCATCAACCTCGTGTACTGCATAGGTGTGTTTTGAAAGTTAAGTAAAAACCTACCTAACATACCAGCTTGCTGCTGTGATATCATAGAGGGATCTGCTGACTGCTGAGATTCTTCAGATGTTCTAGAAAAATCTTCAAATGCTTTGGTCTCTGCCTCTGTTTGACTTAGCCCTTGTTTTTTATACGTATTAATTCTATTTCTATAAAATGTTGCACCACCAGTTGCTATAGCCACACTATCTGCTACTTGAGTAAATACAAAACCGTTTCTTAATAATATACTTATAAAGGTACTCATTTTGTTTTTAGAACCTTTAACTGCAGCTGCAATTTCAGCTTCATTAATATCACCTTTTAAACCAGCTCTACGTTGCTTTAATTTATCAGAATTAAATAACATTACTACGTCAGACCAGTATTGATTTTGATTTGCAAAAGCTTTACCAGCCATAAAAGGATTATTGTCAGACCAGTTTATAAAGTTAACACTAGATATTAACTGTAGTAAAGCTGATCTTCTATTAAAAAACATTATAGCACCTATGGATCTATTCAACCAATTCATCCAAGCGTTTGTCTGCCTGTCACTACCTTTTGGTCTATTGGTTCCATTTTTCATTCTCCATATAATATTTTCTAAAGACTCTCTAACTCTAGAACCGTATACAGCTTCTATTTTAGTTAAGTTTTGTTCGCTAAATATTACATCTACATTCTCATTAAACTCAGATAGATACTCTGCTCTATTTACTTTTGTTGTTATAGTATTTAAATCACCAAGTATTGTTTGGCCTTGCCAATAAGTAGGAGGTTCAACATAAGTATCTTTTTTAGTAATCAAAAGAATTCCATCAGCAAATGATTGCAAGTTAGGATCTTCTCTTACTATTTTAGTTAGTATGTTTCTATCTCTATTAGATATACCTGGTATTTCAAAATCAGCTTGATCCCATAAATAAACCCTAACAGCTTCGTCATAAGTAAATTGCTCACCTGGTATTTTGCTTCTTAATACTTTTTTAATTTCAGGAAAGTTAGCCATCAAGTTTCTATAATCATTAGATACTCTTTGCTTGGCAGTTTCTATAGCCGCAACAGCTGAGGTGTAAGGTCTTATTAAAGCTTTATCAAAAAAGTCTTGATCCATTTCACCTTGCTTACCTTTACCAGCAAACATGTAAGATGTTAAACCTTTAAAGTCTTCTGCTGATGGCGGTAAAAACAAATTAAATCTTTTCTTATTTTTACCTAGTCTTTGAGCTACAACTTGAGAATATCTAGCTTCTGCTTTTACGCCTTTGTTTCGTTCAATCATTTTATTAAACTCAAAGTCTAAATCTTTTTGAAACTTAACTCTAGCTATTTGTACTCTAGACTTAACATCTAGAACATCTAAAGCGTCTTTAACTGCTTTAACATTTTTAGTAGCGTCATCAGTAAAGTAAAAGTCATTATAGCCTTCTGCAAATTTATTTATAACCCAATCAGCTTTAGCTTGAGCTTTACCATCAGCTAAACCTGTAATGTTTTGCAAAGGTATATTTAAACCTACTGAAGCTAAAAACTCTTGTATAGGTCCAGCAGCATCTTGAGGTCTAGCTGTTAATACAAATAAATCTTCTGAACCTCTTGCGTCTGCTATTTTTTTAGCAACATCAAACAAAGGTCCTTTTTTACCTTCAACTACTTTGCTAAACTCCGCAAAATCAAAGACAGCTCCTTCGCTTTCTAGCCTAGCAGCATCTGTAGCAAATTCAGTAGCGTTTATTCTACTGCTACTGCCATCTGGCATGTTTACTATAACCATACTCTTAGATTGAGCTAGTGTATCGTCAAAATCAAAAATTCTAATCTTTTTTAATTTCTTAGAATCCTTAAGACTTTGTCTAGCTTTTTCCATCGCTATATCAGCATTGTTATTTTTATCAATAACTTGCTGAGCATTTAAAGAAACACCAGTTGTTCCGTTGGTTGAGTTATAAAAATCTTCAAACTCTTGACCCACAACATCTCCAGTTTCATAAGACTGTAAACCAAAAGGCATTTTACCTTTTGTAAATATATTATAATATCTTTTCCACCACTCTTGCTTGCCAGGTTGATAACCTATAAGCATTGACTGCGTGAAACCTGTATTACCTAAGACATCGTCCATTTCTTTAACAGGAATAATAGTAACCCTGTAATCATCTTTAAGTAAGTCTAGATCAATTTCTTTGTTACCGTTAAATATAGATTCATACGCAAAAAACAAAACAGCTCTAGCAGGTATAGCATGCTCATATCTATAAGCAGGTTCATACTTTTGTTCACCATTAGGTTTTTTTACTAACTTACCATCTCTTACCATAGGTATCTTAAGAGTGTCATATGGCATTTTAGTAGATCTACCCCATACAGGAGCGGCTAACCTAAGAGCGCTATTATTGCTACCATTCATAACACCCATTAATAGTGATGTAGTGTTATTATCTAATCCCGAGGCATTCAAAGCCTTCATAAAGTCTATGAAAAAATTCCAAGCTAAATCAGCATCTAATTTGTTTTTATTTTGTAAAGACACTACTGTGTTACCGTCTTTGTCTTCAGTGTTTTCTTTACTTTTTTCAAACTTACCATTTACATACTGCATTAAAACATCTGCACTAGTATTTATGTCTACTTTTCTATCAGGTCTACCGTCGTTAAACTTTATAGTTTTATCACTAATACTTACAACCCCGTCGTCTATTCTTTGAATTAATCTAAGAGTGTCAGACATATCTCCAAATATACCTGCTCTTACACTCATATTAGAAGGATTACGAAGTAAAGTATTATTTGGTTGAGGCGTAAAACCACCTGCTTTTTTCATACCATTACTGAAAGATGGCGGAACAAAAGCAACCATCATGTCTAAAGCTCTTTCAGAACCATAACTTGCTTTCAAAGCTTTGTATAAATTAATTTCTACAAAATCTCTAGCGTTTTGCATAGTACTCATATCTCTTAGAGATACTGAATTAGCCTGCTCCGCGCCTGTATATTTAACAACATTTTCTACATTGTCAATATTTGTTATTACAGTTTCTAAATAATCAAACCATTCTTGTTCTGTCTCTAATACACCTGTTTTTCTTTGCGGTACAAGCAAGTTACCAAATTGATTTGCTACACCTATGTGTTGTTCATTTGTAAACCTATCACCATAAACAGCTTTATGAGCATTTTTTAATTTTGTTTTAATCTGCGTAGAAGTTAACTCTTGTAGGTTTAATCTTTTAACTTCGTCGTAAAACCTAGTTCTATTATCCAACCAGTCTGTTCTTTCGCCATCAGTAAATAAAGCTAGTTGATCTTTAACACTTGGTCTAGAAACATCATACATTAATTGCTCTACGTAGTTGTCTAGTATATCAGCTCCAAAAAACTCTTGACGTTCTATAAAGTCTCTTCTTATTTCACTATCAACATCTTGTATCTGCTCATTAAACATGTCTAATCCTATCTCTTGAGCTATTTGTTTAGCTAAAGCTTCCGTAGGCATTTGAGGTATTTTTAACTTACCATTATCAAGTTTAATATATTTAGATTTAAATTTAGCTAAAGGTATAGCGTTTTTAATATCTTTTACTCTTCGTATTTTTTGATTACCAGCGGTGCTACCGGCCATAGGACCTAGTTCAGTAGACCTGTAAAAATCTACTTGCCCGTCTTTACTACCTTTTGTTCTACCTTTCCATTTATCATACTTAACCCAACCCATGCCGTTAACATACTTTTCTACAGCTAAAGGAAAAGCTTTTGCTAGATACGTAGTTGTAAGACCGTTTGGCCCTAACAGTGTAGCATAGTTTTCGTTTAAAAATTGCTCGTATAGATTTATGGTTTTATTTCTAGCACCCATTGCGTCTATAACAATTTTAAAAGATCCTTGCATTCCTTTTCCTAACTCATTTACAAAATCAGTTTTTTGTTTTGTAGTAGTGTCGGCATTATATTTAGGTAATCTATATCTAATTTCCTTACCTAGTTTTTGTTCTAGTTTATTTTCTACTTCTGCTTGATTTGAAAACTTTACTTTTTCTTTTAAAGTAGGTTTTACTTCTTTAGCTTCTACTTCGGCTCTTCTGTTTAAAGTTTCCGTATTGTCTGTTGACCGCACGTTTTCAGCTGCATTGTCTTCACCTATTCTAACGTTGGCTTTTCCTTTTGGAACACCCAAATCTGTAGCAAATGCGTTAGCTCTCTGCATTCCTCTATTTGCCATAAAACTAGGAAAAGTACCTAATGAAGGATCCCATTTTAACGCTATCTCACGAAGTTTACTTTTAGCATGATCTAAGTATGTTCTTCTACTGTAATGTACTTCTCTTATATTAAGCGGTACTCCACTACCAAATCTAGTCCAGGCTCTATTAGCAACTTTATTAACCATAGTATCTACGTCCTTAGGTAGAATAGGTTTAAAGTTTTCTTTACCTTCAAATCTAATGTTTATTCTATCAGCTATTTGCTTAGAGTCATTAACTCCTTGTCTAGGTTTAATACCTTCTTTACCTACCTTTGCTCTAACTTGAGAAGTAAATTCACCTCTTCTAAAAGCTGCATTGTTTCCTATTAAATAACTTAAAGCTTTTTCAGGTGTATTCACTTTCAGTCCAAAGCCAGCTCTATTAGCTAACTTACTTAGTATATTTTGAGTACCATAGGTATCTTCTAAGTTTAATTCTTTTTCTAAAGCATAGCTAAGTGATTGCATTTCTGCAGCATATTCTATTTTAAACGTATCACCTCTTTCGTTAAAAGGAAGTAATTCGCCTTTATCATTTCTAGCATCATTTGAATACTCTTCATTACTTAACAAAGCATTTTCAACCTTTGTATTTAAAGATCTTAATACGGGGTTTTCACTAGTCGATGTGGCTTTGTAGAGGTTGTCTGTATACTTATTAAACTCTTCTTTAGTATCAAAATAAGATTCATCTATAGCATGACTGATCTCGTGGTATACAACAACGCCAGCTCTAATGTCTCCATTTTTCATAGCTTGATCTGCCGCCTCTTTATTTATTGTAATATATTCATTGTCTACAATAAAACCATTTCCACCTTGTTTTAACTTATCCGTGAAAAGACTTATGTCTTTAGGGTTTATCTTACCGTTCTCAGCTAGTGTATATAAGTAACTTATCTGATCTTCTATGTTAGGTATTTCAATTATTTTTAAAGCGCCTATGTTTTCACGAGCCATTAATTGATCTGCCTTAAAGTCTATATCACTAGATACAGTTACCACTCTAGTGTCTTGATCAAATAAAGCTCTACCACTTTGAGCATAGAAAGCATCTTGTAAAGCGTTTATTTTTTCTTTATATTCTTTTTTTCTTTTATCACCTTCATATTTAGAAGCTGCATTTTCTTTTAACTGCTCCCACTCTTTCTGTATTTCAGTATCTTCTTTAGCCTTATTGACATAAGACTCAGTCTCCATTCTATGTATTTCTTCTACAACCTGCGCTAACTCTTGTCTCTTATCTAGTTTACCGTTCCAGTTAGGAGTGTTTTCATCTAAGTTTAATCTAGCTTTTCTACCTGCATCACCTAACAACGTCTCTACATTGTCATAGTTTTTATTACCTTCTTTTATAGAGTTTATGTTTGTATCTAAGCTGTTTAAGTTTTGATCAAACCTTTCTGCCTCTACGTTAGTTAACTTTTCTTTTTTATAATTATCAATTTGGTTTTGAGCTTGGTTAGAATCCATATCAGGAGTAACGCCAGCTTCACTAAGCAAGTTATTTTTTAGTACATTTAAACCTACTAAGTCAACTACATTTTCAGAACCCAAAGCAATTACATCTACACCTAAAGCTGTTTGCTCAGCTCCTATATCTATAAGCTTTTGTTTTATAGCGGCGGTAAATGTTTTTCTTTGATTTTGACTAACACCTGGACCATTCATTAGGTTAACCATTTCTTGTACCTCAGATGTAGCTTTGTTTATTTTTTCTCTAAACTTTTTAGTAGCCGACATTTGAGTTATAGCTGATGTAGCTATTCCAGATGTGTTTGCAAACCCAGCTGTTATAAGAGTAGCTAAAGTAGTGTCGTCAAACTGAGACCAATCAGCGTCTCTTTGTAATATTAAAGATTCAGATATACCTTGTGTTCCACCATATATAAGATTTTCTTCTACTAGTTCACCACCAATTCTTTTACCACCTTCTATTGCAAAACTTCCCCAAGCGTTTAAACTTGGTTTGTTAAATAGATTATATATATTAATTTGACCTTGCCCTTTAACGTCTTTTAAAAACTTAAAGGTGTTATTAGCAGAACCTATATATCTAGTAACTCCACCCTCTATTATACCTGTAGCAACTGAAGCAGCACTTATTTGAAACGGTGTCATTTCCCCCATTGCTATAGTTTTCTCTGCATCAAGTAATCCTTGAGAGTAATCAAATTGATCTATTCTACCAGCCTCCCATAAACTATTAAGAGTTTCAACTTGTTTGTTTGCCATGTCTAAAAGATCAGCTTGAACGCTAAGATTCCTATACATGTCTGTACCAGAAGTCACACCAAACGTAGACGCTATAGATGTTTTAACTAAACCATCACTAAGCTTTAAAGCATTACCTGCAGATCCAGTACCAATAGCTAATATTATATTTGGCGCTTGTTGAAATAAAGTTCTTACAGAATATAAACCAAATTCACCTTCACCAAACGCATCATCATATGCTGCTGATGATTTATAATATTCTTCTTTTCTTTGTAAAGCTTTTTGCTCATTAATAGCCCATTCAGAATTAAATAAAGTAGGTAAAGCTAAAGCTATATTATAACTAGCGTCTGTAAAGTCTTTAGCAACCAAACTACCTATTTCATATTCTTTAAAAACACTACCAAATTCGTTTAGTATATTTCTTTTTACGTCTTTACCTTCTTCGTCTTTACCAACAACAACATTAGTGTCTTCTCTAAATTGAGAAGCTTCAGCAACGTGATTAACGTAATTTTCTATTGTTTTTTTGTAATCAGATTCTAATCTTCCTAAAGTATTTTGTAGGGTTATTAAACGTGCGTTAGCCTCGTTGTATACCTGCTGTTGATCCTCTGTTAATTCTTTTGTAGTTTCTAAATTAAAAAATAAAGTATTATCTACAATACCATCTGTCTTAGTATAACCTATTTTAGCTGGTATATCTTTTAAACTATTAGCTATTAAATTTATTTCACCTTCTATAATAGAACTTGTTGTGTCATTATAGTTTTGAATTATTTTTGCTTCGCTTTTAATTTCATCTTTTATAATGTCATAACCAGCGTTTTGTACAAGCAAACCTATTCTAACTAACTCTCTTTCTCTTCTATCATAATCATACATAACAGATTCAGCAGCTGTTTGTTTTGCTTTAGCAATCGCTCCTTCTCTTTGTGTTTTAACAGAATAGTCTATAGCATTAGACCATAAGTTATTATTTAAAAGTTTTTCTTTTAAAGCAGCATTATCAATTCTAACCCCTTCATCAGCGAACTGCATAGTATCTAAAAAATCTAGATTACGTACATAATCTAATTGCTCTTCAGGCGTAAGCATTACTAACTCGTCCTCTGTAAACATACTTCCAGAGTCTACATATTCACCTCTTCCTTCGGGGTTAGCAGAAAACTTAAGCATATAATCTATTGCTTTTTGTTCTGCCTCTGTAAAATACTCTTTATTTTTTAATATATCTGCAAGTTTAGAGAACTGTCCAGATAAAACATCATAATCAAAAAGTTCTTCGTCTGGCTTGCTATTTACAGCATCAATACGTTTTGTCTCTTCAAGATCTAAAGTTTTTAAATGAGTAGACAACAAAGGGTACATGTTGGCCATAGACTTAGATAAATCTTCTTTAGTGAAGTTTTTAGCTATATAGTTTTCTATACTATCCGTATTACCTATTCTTACTGGACCTTCTATTTCTTGATTAAATATATCACTAGCTACTACTTGTCCGTTTTGTTTTAATTCATAACCTATCACAAGACCCTCTTGTTCTACAGGTTCAAATGTATAAGCGGTATCTTTTAAGTTATCATTAACGTCTTCAACGTTTAAAGCTCCGCTATCAAAAGCGTTCATTATATTAGAAAACGCACCTTGTTCAAAAGCGTTCTTGGCTTTAATTGTTTTTTCGTATTCTTGTATTTTCTTATAATTCTCAAAGAATTCTTTTTCACCTTTTTCAGTAAGTGGATTTAAGTCTAATGTAACTTTATCACCACCTAGATTAGCTGTAATTTTATCATCTAAAAAATAAGAGTTATCATCAAAAACAATACCTGAAAATTCACCTTGTAAAGCAAGTATAACTTCTTCGTTACCTTTTCTTATTATAGTCTCAGGTATTTCTAAGTTTATATCTCCTTGCTCTATTTTAGTCTGAGCGTCTTTAACTAGTTTTTCTAATTTTTTTCTTTGAGCTAAACCTGCTCTACCATTATTAGGATCAAATAGTTCGTTATTAAAATGAGCTAGATTAGCCTTAGCTTGTTTTAATTCTTTAAAAGGGTCTTCATCAAATACATCTGTGGCTGAAGCCAAAGAAATATTTTCCAAATCTAATTCCGTATTCTCGGGTGCTGGATCTATATCCGTCACTACACTTGCACCCGCATTTGGTACAGTGACTTGTTGAAAATCTATGTTTTCAGTTTCAATCTCCTCAACATCGCCTAGTTCAGCTAGGCCATTTTGGCTTATATATTGATCAACAAGTTCTACACCACCAGCTAGACCCACTAGCTCGTCATACGTGTATCGTTGTCCCGTTTCTGGGTTTACATACATATTTATTTATTTTTATTATAAGTCAACGTAATCTGTTAACTGCACTCTTTCATCGTTAGTAAATGAGGATTTTCCATTGTGTTTTGAAGTTACCCAAGCACCAGCGCCTGTTACACCTTCTGAACTAGAATTCACCCATATCATTGGTTTCCAATTATCTCCAGAAGACGTTATTTTTCTATCACCAGCTTGTGGTTTAGATAATCTACCAGACATAGCTGCGCTAAATATATCACCTCTAAAGTTTGTATTTTCAAATCTATTTACTTGAGCGTTTTTATTAGACAAGGCTGTTTGTTGAGCGGCACTTAAACCTCTATTACCTTGCGGAGCATAAGACATAGATGGATCTGATTCTTTGAAGTAACCATAGTCACCAGCTTTGTAATTAGTAAGACCTCTTTCTTTTAGTTGCTTTATGTCATCGTCTGTTAATTCTCTTCTAACAAAACCAAAGCCAGGCGTTTCACCCACTTTATCTTCAGCTTCTTCAAGAGTATACTTTTTATTAGTATCTGGATTTGTACTTTCCATTAGCTGTTCAATATTCATAGAGCTAGTTAATCCGGCATCTTCTCGTATTTTATTTATTTCAGCTAACCTTAACCACGCTTTTTGTTGGTCAGGATCTAATGTAACAAAGTCCTCCATCTTAATATCACCCATTTCTAAGCGTTGTTCCATATAAGCTTTCTTATCTCTAGGTGGTAAAGCATATAAACCAGCTAATCTTCCCTCTAATTGTTTTTCTAAAGCCTTGTCTATGCCTTTCATATCTATAAATTCAGAAGCAACTAAAGTTCTAACTTTACCAGCAGCTGTACGTATGGTATCTCCAACAGGCGTCCAAGCTGTTTTAAAACTAGCTGTTATTTCACCTTTTGATTTATCTAGTATATTAGCATCTACCAAAGTTTGATTTCCATCAGTGGCTGGTTCAGTTGCTTTTAATAACTGACCGTCCCAGTTTTTCATGTTTTTCTTCCACGTAAAAGTAACACTACCATCGTCATTTATTTTATATACATTATTAGCATCTTTGTTTTTAGCCTTTGTTAACCAACCCTCTTCTCCTAAACCACCTTTTAATATTTCAGAACCTTTTGCAACTGTAGTTACAACTTCTACAACTCTATCACCGTTACTTAATCTCCTGTAATCTTTGCTATCAACAGTCGTTCCTTCAGCTGAAATGTTCGATAAACCAAAAGCTGCTAGTTGAGTACCTAGTTGTTCTTGAAAATTACCACCTTCCCAGTTTGATTCACGACCTGGACCTGGCCCATCTTTATATAATTCTACATCTTGTACGTCTGATAATATTATACCAGCATCGTCTTGTAGATCTCTTAAGTTTTTATTTGCAGCAGAAACTATATCACTATAATCTTTTCTTTGTTCTTTTGTTAAACCTCCTCTAGTTTCTAAAATAGTTTTAGCTTCTATAGATCCCATTACATAATCATCGTCACCAGGTTTACCAACACCCTCCATTAATCTAACTTGTATTGCTTTAGCTTTATCTATTATAGAGTTTTCTAAACCAGCGTCTTCAACATCCTCATATATCTGGTCAGCAGATTCGTAAGCTTTTAACGAAGCTTTGTTCCAAGCTAAATCAAATACATCTTGTTTTTTCTTAGCTATTTCAGCGTTTTTAATTTTAAAATCTACATAATTCTGATAACCTGTAACTACAGCTTGACTGACTTGCTGTGCTGCTGCCGCCCAACCTAGAGCTGATTTATCGTTTATTAATTTAGGATTGTCGTATGCACTCATAGTAATTATTTTTTATGCTGTTGCAGCTTTATAATTTAAACCAGCTGAAGCCATGCTTGCTACACCTGATATAGCAGATCCCCATGCTCCAGCCTCAGCTTGCGCCGCGTTGGATTGGGCTTGCATAGCGTTAGCTAGATTACCAGCTTCATACCCTAAGTCTGCATTAGACCTAGCTTCTTCCATTTGCATTTGGAAAGTCTTGCCAGCTGCTTCACCAGCTTGTAATCTTTGACCTTCTGATATTGCTATACCTTGTAGTCTCTGTTCCTCTGAAACTTTCATAGCTTGAAGTGATGCTTCACCTTGTGCTCTTAGTTGTTCGTTCTTAGCTTCTTGAGCTTCAATATCTGCAGCAACACCTTTTTTGCTTGCTAAAGCGGCTTGAGCTAAAGCAGTCGCGCCACCAGCACCAGCACCTGTAGATTTTATTGTGTCTAACGTATTTGCTAAAGCTATATCAGCTTGTTCCATTTTAATCTCTGCAGCTTGCGTTGCTACGCCTAAACTAGAGAATGGATTATTCATCATACCTGACAAGTTTTCAGCTAACCCAGATAGATTAACTTGATTTGCATAAGGATTAACTATATCAACTCTAGCGGCTTTAATTGCTGCTATCTCTGCTCTAGCTCTACGAGCATCATTACGAGCTCCTTTACCCGCTTTTCTTGCCTGGTTAGCTGACACTGCTCCTCCAATAAGGGAAACTCCAGCTCCGATTGCTGCTACTGCTGCCATATTATCTTATTTTTTTAATTATTTCATGTGATGGATTTTCATCCACCGTGTACCCTAATTTCTTGTGTTTATCTATTAGACTTTTGCTTCTACCTATACTAAGTATTAATTTAAAACCTCCATCATAAGCCCATTGCTCTAATGAATCTATTAATAATAATATAGCTTGCTCTCTGTCTTTTTTAATTCTATACTTTGGATTTGATATAATCCATTCCATCCAAGCTATTTTTGAATTTGTTCCGTATAAAAAACCTGCTACTATAGGTTCACCTTCTTTTTCTATTATAATTCCACCTGTACCATTTTCAGGTAACATTTCTTGTGCCAAAGGCTCCCACTCTGGCCAAGACTTCCACCATTCTACGATAGTGCTATAGTCTTTTTCAGTTAGTCTTCTTGCTGTTAATTTCATTTAATTGTATTTGATTAATAAGATGATCTATTGAATTCGCTAGAAACTGCGAATAATTCTCTTTGTGCTGACTGGTTTGCTGTTGGAACAGTAAACTTTACTTCAGAAGTAAAACCTTTAACGCCTGTTACAGCTTGTCCAAATAAAACCTCACCTTGCTGTACAGCTGTTAGGTTTAATAAATTAGCAAAATATTTATTTTCTTTTCTTTTAAAATTATTAGTAAACAAAGATGTTTGTAAGTCAGCTAGTGTTGTTGGTAGTTGGTATTCTGATATTTGTAAAGCAACATCTTGATCAGTTGTCAATGACTCCATAATCCAACCACCACTACCTTCATAGTTAATAGTATTAAAGTTTTTAACAACTGAAGGTGATGGATTAAGCACTAAATTAACACTAGACGTGTAAGTTGTATTATAAAACTGAGCTCTGTTTACGCTCGTAGAATAATGCTGCCATATTTCACCTTCATAATAAGTGTATAGATTATTTCTTAAACTACCTATAGCATCTGGAAAATAATCAAATCTACTAGTCCAACCTTTTACCGCTTCATCAAAAGCAACAGTTTCAGGATCAAAACCATTTTTAACTAAACCTTCAGCTCCACCTATAGAAACAATGTATTGCTTATTATGCATGTCATAACCGCCGACTATTGGTAAACTACCTGCGCCAGCTAAGTTATCTCTAAAGAAATCAATCATACCATACATAGATATTTCAGTAATACCGTCTTGTGATAATCTTAATATTAGATTTTTAGTTCTATCTGCAAAGTATTTTCTATATCCAAATACACCAAAGCTTTCTGGGTTTGTACTTATTCCGTATTCACCAGCGTAAGGTACTATACCGCCTATTACTACATTTGAAGCCGCTTGTAATGGTTGACCTTCTTGAGTATATATAGCGTCTTTATCTATAAGTGCTTTACTTACTTTTAATTCTTGAAATATAATTAAGTTAGTATCTTCTGCGTAAAGTTTTTGTATAGAGCCATAAGATGGGTCTACGCTTCTACTGATATTTTCTGCTACAGAAAACTGATTAGTATTGTTAACACCCGTTCTAGAATTAAAAACTCCAGAATATATCATAGAATTAAATCTATTGTTTTGAGAGGCGTTATCTTCTACTAAGTAGGCTTTTACACCTAAATCTACATTTGTATTATTGTAACCTCCTCTTATCCTAGCTTCTTCAGCATACCAGTCTGATGGATCACTTGAATAAACTCTAGGTATTTCAGTAAACAATTCAATAGGACCAAAAATTAAAACATCAGTAGCCGTTAAATTAACAGCTCTAGATAAAGTAACCGTGTAAGGTGATGCGCTCATTGAAGAAGATATCAAATAAACTCTACTTGGAAATCCTACCACATCAACCCCGTTTGCATCTTTAGCATAAACTCTTTGTCCATAACCTAAGTCAGGAACGTAAGTAGTAATTGTTTGAGTAACACTATCAGCATCTACACTTATTATACCCGTATTAGGTCTAACCTCTGCTATAGAATCCATCTTCTTTATCCAAAAAGAGTTAAAATAGTTTATTTCAATAGTTGCCGCCATATTATATTATCACTTATTTTTTTAATTTATTACGTACAAACTGCACTTTGAACACCTGACATTGAGGCTTCTCTTAATACCGGTATACCTTGCACTTGTTGATCAGTACCACGTACGTCAGGATATCCATCAAATCTTTGTGCCAAAATAACAGTTGCTGAATCAGCCGCATAGGGACTGTATGTTGTATAACCATTCACTAGTTCACCAGATGCGCTAAATTTTCCTTTATAAACTACTTTACTACCAGTTTTGTGGTTATAAGGCTCCCACTCATTCGTATTGATATTAAAATCCCAATTAGCAATAAATGGATTTGTACATACAGCACTTACAGAACCTAATACGCTCCAATACCCTACTCCTGCTTGACAACTTGAGCCTGTGCATTTTTCTTGTTGAATTAAACCTCCTTCAAAAGTGTGATACAGACCTCCTTGTACACCAGAATTTGGTTCCCATGGGGTTAATAAAGTTGAATCACTAAAAAACTGCCTAACAGTATTACCATATTTTGCATGAGCATACACTGTCTCTGGGGTTCCTATTGGTAAAAGATTTACATTTGGAAATGAGCTAGTTGATCCACCGTCTCTTTGAACTGTATATGGGTAACTATATAAAACACCTTGATCTTGAGCTCCTGACATGTAACTGAAATTAGCATCTTCGGCTGTTATAGAAACATAACCTTGATACGCGCCTTGAACGCCGTAACCTGAGTCACACGCACAGCAACCAGAAGCTGAGATTTGAGTACCATTACCCTGAGTTACTTTTACAGCTATAAAGTATTCACCAGGTAATTGATTTGCATCTATATATATTATACCTTTTGTTAATGCTTGGTTAGAATTCGTGCTGGCAGATCTAGTAAATACATTAGCTTGTAAATTAAAAGCTGGTGAATTAGAAATAGCAGTGGTAGTAGACGCGTTATTAGCGTCGCCTATTTCAACCCAAGAGTTTTGATTTGGCGTATTTGTATCAACTGCTCTATGGAATATTCTAATATATTGAATTTCAGCATAATTTTCTCTTTGTCCACCAGCACCACCAGCTGAAGGACAATCCATTATATTTTCTAAATTTATTTCTACAATCATAGCACCACTTGTTAATGCTACAGGTGTTAAACCAGCGGTTGTGTCACCTCCTACAAGTTCAACTGAATTATATCTATCATAAGTACCTGTTCCAAGAGATGGTGCTTGATTATTAGGTCCATTTGCAATAATTGGCGCGTTACCAACACCGTTTTGTCTTGGGCCAAAATAATAACCACCAATACCAAAAAACGTATCACCTGAACCACCGGGTCCCACTGGATTTATTGCAACGCCTGTACCAGCGCTGTTAGTAGAAGGATCAATAACACTTGGTGAAAAGCCCATATTCCAGCAAGAAAATCCACTTGTGCTAGCGCAATTGGTAGAACCTGGCTTAAACTCTTGTGTCCAAATATTTTCGCTACTGGTAAAGTTTCCTTGATAATAAGGTGGAACCATTTCAGGACCTACTGTTATTGTGAATGAGCACGTTGTTTGCATTGTTGCGTACTCAGGCACTGCATTAGTGAGAGGACCACCAGTGCTAGTTAAATACGCATCTCTTACTCTAACTGTTAAAGGGTAAACTCCTAAAGGAACATTTTGACCTAAGGTTTGATTTAAAGTAAGTACACCAGTCAAACCATCTAATACAAAATAATTATCACCAAAGTCTGTTACTTGGTCCGTAGTTATATCAAAAAACAAATCTGTTGCTGCTGAGCTAGTTAGTGTTGTCCCGTTAACTGCATCAAAATCTATAACAGTACCTGTTTCTGTTTGACTAGTTACAGTTATATAATCACTACAGTTAGCAAGTGAGAATGAAGGTGCAAAGTTTTGTAGTCTACCAGGGAAAGTTCTTGTTGTTACTTCTCCATTATAAGTTATAGCTAAAGAGAAAGTAAAGCTTTCTACAGTTGCCGCTGAATTTAAAAAAGCGTGATTGCTGGTTATAAACTTAACTCTATAACCACCTGCTTCTTGCTGTGAAGATTGAGGCACTTGTTCTAATTGAAAATCACCAGAAACATTATCACCAGCAAGATTTGTAACAGTCATAACTGCTGTTGTGTTCGTAAGATTTACACCTGTATTATTACGAGGGTAAAATATATCTGTTATCCAGGGTGAATTTGATGCACCTGTAGCACCAGTTAGTATGTTGTTATCAGCTCCATCAAAGTTTTGATTTTCTATAAATTCAAAACCTACAGCTGAAAAACCACCTGGCGCGTCTGATCCAGCTTCTACATCTTGATTGATGTCTGAAATATAATTCCAACCAGTTGTGCTTTCCCAAAAAATATCTAACAATGAATCTACTGGCGCTGTTTCATATATACTCAACCAAGGGACCATGTCAGCGGCTATAACACCTAGCTTTTGATTAGTAGAAAATCTAGCCACAATAGGGTTTGTTTCTAGTTGGTACAAGTTTCTAGCCGCGCTACCATTAAAATTATCTACTGAATATTGATAAAAACCTAAGTCATCTGCAGTACCTACTGTAGAGGCAATATCAGGTTTTTGCGTAGGGTAATACTGTTCGTTATCACCATACTCTATTATTATATTATCAGCGTCTGCTTTAATAGCACCACCTGGACTAAATGTAACTGTTGTTTCATTTGCAACCGCATCATACTCTACCTTAGTAATAAGAGTTGCGTTAGAAAAGAACTGAGGATCTTGATAAGCAGGAGGGTTACTAGTTGGTGTACAGTCTGGGTATTGCACTTCACATTTACCCATTAACAAGGCCATACCTGGTTCTAATGCTTTTTCTTGACCCGTGCAAGAACCTGTTGGGCAAAATACCGTTGTGTTTGTAGGATCATTTACACCAGTGAATTTAATTTCATTTACTTGATCAGCACCAGGACCAGCAGGTGAACCACCAGAATGACTCCAGTTTGTTATATTAAATTTACCCTCGTAGTTGTTTACTCTACCAAATAGTTCTACACTACTTCTATATTGTTTTTGATCAGGTCCTACTTCAGATAAATCTCTAGGTATTTTATTTATATTATCGTTTATTAAAACAGCGTGAGCAGTATCATCTAATTCACCACCTGGAAATAAAATTTCATTTATACCATTAGCGTTTGCTGCATAAGAATAAGCGTCACCTGCTGTGTCTGTGCCTACCACATATTGAATTTCGCTACCTTGAGTCATTTGCTCAGGATATCCATCTAAAAACCCAGGTAGATATGCATTATAATAATCTTGTTCTCTTTGTTTAACTACTATTTTATAAGAATACCAACCTAATGGATTTATAGAATATGCAAACTTAGTATCAGTATCTGTATTTTCTATTAAATATAAATAATAACTGTTCGGCTTATCAAGCGTTGTAATGCTAGTTACCCCTGCCGCGCTACTAATACTTAGTATTTGAGTGTAGTCTACATATTCACCTCTTAAATACATGTCTGTTGTAGGTAAAGAACCTATAGTTGGTGTAGAGAAGCTTAATGTCCACCTATTAGTACCTGCGTTGTAAGTTAAAGAATCATTAGTGCTGTTGTCTACAACCCAAGATGTTTGAGGTTCTCCATATATACCTGGAGCACCCGTAGCTAAATTACGGTCTGAAGATCCTATTGTAAAATCACCTATTGTTTGATTTAATAAAAGCAAAGCTGCATCACCAAACCAAGACTTTACATCTAGCGAGTCATTAGCATCATAATATGGGTGAAAAACAGTTGACCCACCAAATATAGTACTACCCTGAGCCGAGGAAAGCGTGTCGTATGTAGATAGAATAACTGAAGATTGTCTTCCAAATTTATCTGCTAAAACAAAACCTATTTGATAAGTTCTGTTTTGTTTTATTGTGTGATTAGGATATTCTGCCCAAGAAGTATATAAGTCATTTTTTTCTTGAACCGTACAGTTATAGTCAAGTGTATTGTAGGGTGTGTGTTTGTCTTTAAAATTACCATATATAACTCTATTACCAGCAATAGATTGAGCTAACGCTCTAACTGGTACTTTGTCATAAACTCTAGTTGTTTGTCCTTCAGTAAGTGTTTTATATGGTTTTTCAGATTGATATTCATAAACATAAACCTCCTCGTCCATTTCAGCCGCCATAGTAGTACCTGATATAGTCTTTAAAACTTTAACTACTAAGCCATTTGATTCTTTATATAGTATGTCTATATTTTGTATTTTATATTCTGTAAGAACATTCTTAGAAACACTACCTCCTAAGTTTATATTTGTACCAACTCCGGGTAAAGATATTCTTAATTTAACGTTATCTACATTGTTTTCAAACCATTTAACAATAGTACTTTCATAAGCCTGTGTTTCATTTCCGTTTAGAAAAAATCCAGATTGTTGAGGTATAAATGCTATCTGAGTAAAAGGAGACATTAAAGAATACTCACCATCATCAAATTGAAATCTATATGCAAACCTAACATACTTATCTTCTAAATATCTAGGATCACCAGGCCAACTAGTGTCATCACTTTCGTTTGTCATTGTGGTTTCAATAAACCTAAGTCTTTGCCCGACAACAACAGCGGTAGAAGGATCTGCATTAATAGTTACTGTATTTGTAGTTGTATCTATAGCTGTTACCCTTATGTACTCACTACCAAGTATGCTTTCTGATCCTACATTTTGAGCAGCATTAGAAACTACAAACATATCAACAGATATACCAGTAACTGTTTCTAATATAAAATTCTTAGTATTTGTAACTGTTATAACAGTAGTGTCTACTTCCTTGTAAAGCTCAGGAGCTTTTTGTGGCATGTACTTAGCGACAGATATTTGACTTTCCTCGGTGTAGTAATTAGGATTACCTATAGCTGTTGTTACGTTTATTTTTCTAGGTTGATTTCTATTGTCTGTCCAAAACAATAAATCTTCTACTAAATTTATTCCTGTAACTTGCCAGCATCTATTTTTAGCAAAATTTAAAAACTTGCCTTGAACTAAGGTACTATAAGTGTTATTGTTAAGATCAAAAACAGTTATTTTCATTTCTACAGCTGTAGATGCTGATGGGTAATTTACGGTTTGGCAAGTTGCATCTGCGTCTGTGTAGTCTGTTAATATTTGAAATATTCTATTGCCAACTTCATCTTCAAACTTACCTATACATTTTAAATTAGCATTGCTAGAGGCTGTAGCCGCTATTAAAGAATTACCTAATATATTCTCAAGCGAACCAACATCATTGTCTTCTGATCTACCTACAGATATATTCAGAGCATCTCTATATTCACCGTTAGGTAATATTCTATCATCAAGATCTTTATTCATCTTGGATTTTAGAAAAGTATTTTTAGCTTCTGCCATGTATTAATTTTTAAATTTTCCGTCTGGTAAATATTTTTTTAATCTATCTAATATTTTAGTGCTAGTGTTTTTAGAAAACAAAGATCCAAGTGAACCTACAAAATTATTAGTTGCATCTTCTACTGATTCTAAAATAGGTCTGCCTTCTCTTATATTTTGAGCTTCATGAATTAATCCACCTACATTAGAACCTACTATACCAGCTACTCTTTTTGTAATAGGACCAAGATACTTAAGTTTATTTTGTATTGCTCTAGAAGTTTGATCACCAGCAAAATAATGTCTAGCCGTATCGCCGTGCTCAAAAGAGTTTTGCTCTTCCATTAAACCATCTTTGTCTGGAGTAATACTTAAATACTCATCAGTTCTTTGTCTTGCTTTTTCTTGTGGAAAGTTTAAAACCTCTTCAGCTTTATGTTCTATGTTTGACAAAGCATTAGACTGGTTTGGTGGATCTTGTTTGTTAATAGGGTTTTTACCCGTAAATTTTGATGAAAAACTCATGTGACTTAATGTTTAATCCATTTAGATTTACCTCTCATTACTTGTACTATTTCTTCAAGCTTTATATTAGATAATCTTATTTTTGCGTTTCGCAATTTTGAACTCTTGTCTTTTCTTAGTCTTTGAACTACATACTCTTGTTGGTTTGCTCTAGTAGATATTATAGAATAAAGTATATAAGCGTACATTGCCTCTTCAGCAAGCTTAGGTAGCTTAGTGTCTAAATCAGTAGCTAAGCCGTCTGATATGTATTCTAAAACAATTAACTTGTCTTTTAAGTTTGCTGAAAAAGATACTTTACCTTCTCTTTCGTTCATATTAAACCAGCCATTGTACTGTGAATACTGAGGATCCATTCCATACATTTGACCTCTTGTTGCACCAAAGAAAGAACCTGGGTAGTCCCAGTTGTAAGCCCATAAATCATTAGTGAAATCTTGCATTGTCCAACTACCGTTTATTAACTTGTCATTAGCACTATGCCACCTTTCTTGAACTATAGATGTTCCTTCTAAATCATTACCAAAATTATCTTGTGTAGGTATTCCTTGACTATCTTGTAGCTGAGTGTTGAAAGGACTTATTGTTAAATTATTAGCTGGGTATATAGGCCTTTTTACTCCTTGCCCATCGATCCAAGACATACCTACATAGTTAACGTAGTCTTGAGGGAGAACAAGAGTTAAACCCTCTGGTATTGTTAACTCAGAAGATTTAATACTTTTTAAAGTATCATAACTAAATTCTTGCATACCTCTTTTTGCATGAAAAATAACATCTGTTCTTTTAGCATCTGGTAGTAATTTACCAGTGCCAACATATCCTACCAAAAAGTTATTTACTATATCAACTAGTTTTACATATTTATAACTACCATAATTATCTTCTACGGCTTGACCATATGCTTTTTCAGCAGGTGTAGAGCCATATTTACCACCATCTAATATTTTTAATTGAACTACTATATACAGACCATTAGCAGGTATTGCATTAGCCGGAAAGACAATTGAATTACCTGAAATAGAAAACTCTGTAATGTATTCAGACCAAGATCCAGGAAAACCACTTGTACTAGTATACACTTTAAAATTATTTAACGCGTAGTTTTCAGCACTAGGATTCCAATTGCCTAAATATAAGTCAGTATCAAAAGTTGTAGGAAAAGTTCTATTAGCCCCATCACCTACAAAACCTTCAGCACCTTGGTAGTATTGTTGACCAGTTTCGTTTAGTAATCCGTTATTTGGAGGTTGTATAGCCATGTTTTATATTTTTTCGTTTTGATTATCCATAGCAACTTGTTGAGCCGCGCTTTGTATTAATTGTGGATCTTTAACTATGACACCAGCATACATTAATATTCTTAGCACTATTTCAGTTTGCTCTGTTGGATGTAATTCAAAGTTTACAGAACTACCAGCGTTGTAAATGTATTGATAAGCTGGAGCTGTTGCTGTAAAATTCCACATTGGATTTAGTGGTTTTCTTAAGTACGTACAAGACAAGTCACTTTGTATAGTTGATGGTGATACAAATATCTGTCTATCTTTATATCTATAAACAGGAAAAGAAGTAGATGGTTTTGTTATAGGTGATAAATTTAGTTCTAATAATTCGTTAGGTTGAACATATTGAACAGGTATTTCATCTTTGTGTATAACAGTTCCTAGTTTGTAAAAATCAAACTCATTTACTGTTAATATTAAAGCTCTACCAGCTGTAGGTACATTAGTTAAACTAAGCGTAAGACCAGATATAGTCCAGTCAGTAAATTCAGCTAAAGGTTGTTGAACACCGTTTGCATCTTCTAACGTAACGCTTGGTTGCCCAGCGTCTAATTCATCTGCAGTAATAGTAGTTATTATATACTGCTGAGCTGTAGTTGTATTGAATGTTTGAGATGTGGTAGTACCTGATACTGTTGGTACACCGAAATAAGGACCTACGTAAGGACACGTGCCTGATTCTTGGAAGAGCGCAATTTTTTCTTGCGTATTTTTTATACGATCTGAGTATTCAGAGTCGTTGTCTGGCACACGTAATTGTTGATTTAAATCTTCAAAATAAGACTCGAATATTTCAAGCTGCACTTGTGCGCCTATTCTATTAAATTCATCAGGAGTTAAATATCCCCTTTGTTCTTTATTGAGAATAAGTAAAACTGTTTGATAAACTTGATTTACGTTTATTGCCATTGTATATTTTTTTTTAATAATTAGGTGACCACAAAGTGATCACCCATTATTATAATCACCTGTTAAATCATTTTTTTCTCTATTGATTTAAATACTTCTACACCTTCGTCTGTTTTTAAATAAGCAGCAAAAGCTGAATAAGGATTTTCATCAAACGGAACGTTCATTAGTTTTCTACCGTTAGACGCCCAGGATATTTGCCTTTGATCTTGAGACAATAAAATTATTCCAAGTTCAGCTGATCTAACCGCAAAGTTTCTTAACATTACGTTTTCGTCATTAGCTAAATCTAAGAATAACTTAGGATTGTTTTTTGCAAATATTAATAAATCTCTTTTAAGTTCTTTAGAACTCATCTTATTAACCTTAGAGCCAATCTCTACTCTCATGATTGCTTCAGCTTGATCTATTTCTATTTCTCTAGCAGCATTTAATGCATCTATTTCTATATTTAAATCAGCTAATTGATCTTGAGCGATTGCTTGAGGTTTGTGTTCTAGGTATTTTCTACCTAATAAAGGGTGATATATAGATAACATTTTTTGCAAAGCTTGTTGTTCTTTTGGAACTTGCAAGATGCCATCAGTAAAAGATATATGCCCCATTGTTGCTTCACCTTTTTGTTCATCTACGAATACTGACGATTGATTTGTAGCATATCTTAATTCTCTTTGAGATCCTGTTTCATTGTCAAACCATAGTAAAGCATGCTTTTTTGTATGCTTGCTAGGTATTGTTAGTGTTAGTGGTGAAGAGTTATCTTTTAAAAAATATCTTCTATCTTTTATTTCCCAACCAGTTTGTTGGATTTTTTCTTTTTTTGCCATGATATAATATAATAAAATTAATAAAGGTAATAATTACCCCCGTTGATATAACGAGGGTAAGAATTACATTAATGTACTAGATACCTTTGAATAATACAAAGTTGTTTCTAGCTTGAGTTACTAAACATCTTTCAGATAAGAAGTTAACTTCCATTGCATCTAACGTAGAAGTAAACGCACCACCAACTGAACCAGTTAGCCATGATTTCATTCTTCTGTCATCAGCTTGAGAAGCTCTGTATCTTACGTGTAAGAAAGGACGTCTAATGTTTGTACCTAAGATTTGGTCATAAACAGTAGAAGTACCTGCAGGAACTAATACTCCTTCAATTGAAGCAGGACCAGTCATTGCACCACGCGTTGAAGCGTCGTTTAAGTATTTCCAATCTGTCTTATAGAAATCATAAGAACCTCTACGGAATCCTGAGAATCCTAAGTTCAATGCCATTTCTTCAGAGTTTTCGAAAAGACCAAAAGCAGTACCACCTGCATAACCTCCAGATATAGAAGCTAACATATCGTCAAAATCAAGAGCAGTGTTTCTGTTCAAGAATAACATGTTTTCTTCAATAGCTCCTTGAGTATCTAGGTTTTTAAGTATTGCATCAAAAGCGTCGATACCAGCAGCAGCAGTAAATCCTACTTCTACGTTACCTCCATTTTGAATAGCAGCAAATAAACCTTCAGTACCAATGATACCTACACCAGCAGCTCCAGCAATAGGAGATACAGCAGCGTTTTTAAGTTCACCTTCAACCATAGACATTTCTAAGTAATCTTCGAAACGTAGTCTAGTTTCAGACTCAGCTTTTAAATACCATAAGTAACCACCTGTTCCATCTTCAGTAGCAACTTCTACCCAACCGATCTGAGCAGTGTCAGAACCATTGATAGAATATTGGCTTCTAATGATAATAGGATTGTTGCTAAAAGTAGTAAACGCAGGGTTTACAGTAACCATAGGGTTAGCAGCTCCAATCGCGTTTGCACCAAGTGCAGCAGCAGGTTGAATCGTGCTCTGTCCTTTTTGGAAATCAGAACCGTATACAAATACTTTCACTAAACCAGTTAAACCAGCTAAGCTAGCAGCAGTATAAGGTTGTACAGATATAAGACCATTTGCGCCATTTGAAGCATCTACGAAACATTTTAATTCACCACCAAAGTCGTCCATAACGACAACTGTTGCAGCTGGAGAAACAACGTTTGATACTTGCGTATTTGCACCACCATTAGTTATATCAATACCTAGATTAGCAACACCAGCAGCATTAGCAGTGATCGCGCAATCAGCGTAAGATATATGTAATCTATTTTGTTCAGACCAAATTACTTGATCAGAAGTCATAGGCATTTCAGCGCCTACCATTCTTAAAAATCCGGATAACGTTCTGTTACCGTATCTTTCTACTTCAGCTTCGTAAAGCTCTGGTAAATATTGCTGAGCAAAATTTCCACCAGCAGCACCATCGAATGTAAGATAGTTCTGTTGAAGTAATTGTTGAGTTTGAGAAGGTACTATACTTCCAAACTGTGGGGATAAAGCCATAATTTTTAATTTTAATTAGTTAAACTTTTTTGTTTTTATTTTTAATTTTGATGAATCTAAACCACTAATCGACTTTACTTTTAATCCATTTATAAAAACATTTCCATCGGCAACTTGCCTAGGTCCGTCTTGTGCTGGATTTTTAGAATTTGTAATAACACCTTTGATGCCATCAGCTTTTCCTTGTTCATAAAAATGATGAGCTAGTTTATCAGCATTCATTGCAGCATACATAGCCTTGTGATACCCACTTGGATCTGTCATATTTCCGTCTTTGTCTAAATACTTACTTACGAAATTCTGAACATCCACTTGAGTTTCACCTACCTTAGCCGGGTCTTTAACACCGTATCTAAATTTCTTATCCCCCACATTAAAATCAAAACCTTTGAATTCTTTATTGAATAATTTTTTAGTACGATCTCTAAAATCACCGTGTTGTGCTTGAGCTTTTTCTTGCTGCTCTTTATATCGGTCATAAAAGCTTAACGCCTCTTGTTGCTCTTGAGTTACGCCCGGTCTCAACTTGATCTCGTCGTAATATTTACTCTTAGAACTTTCTAAGTATTGTTTTGCTTTTGCAACTTCTTCCTTATAAGCGAGTTTCTTTTTACGTATAGCTCGCTCTTCATCTACATCCTCATCATACTTAAAATTATCTTCCATTAAGAAAGCTATTTCTTCTAAGTCTAAGTGTGGTTTGGATTTAAGATAATATTCTTTTAAAACCTCTGAACTATTAAGTTTAGAGTAATCTTTGTTTAATGCCACGTAGTCTTCTACGCTTCCACCTGTTTCTTCCATAAAAGAAACTAGTTTTTCTACATTTTCCGGTAAAGGTTTTCCTAAGACCTGTTGATCTCTTACAGCTTCTTGAGCCTCTTGTTTAACCTCTTTAACTTCTTCATCGGTTATTTCTTGGAGTGGGGTGACTTCTTCAACAACCTCGCTGGGCTCTTGTATTTGTTTGTCCACTTCAACCAAATCTCCGGTTTGTTTTTCTTCAGGAACATTTCCTGTTTCTCCGATACGAATGGCATTGTCTTCTTTTGGTATTTCAACCTTTACAACATCTGGTATAATTTCACCTGTTGCTTCTGGTTTTGTTAAATCTACTTTTACAGGATCATTACCGCTAAGGTGTCCTAAGTTTTTTGGTGTTTTTTTCTTTTTAATTTTAAAATCACCTTCTTGTTTGACCTCTTCGGTCTTTGTGTTTTCTGACATAATATAATATAATTAAATAATTAAATAATTAAACTTTAGGCATTAACTCTTCTATGTTAAACCCTAGGTTGTTTTCTCCTGTACTTTCAAAATCAACAGGATTAGAGTCATTTTGTCTCTGTTGTATCAATTTACTCTGTTGAGTACCTTGCATTTTTAATCTTTTATCTTTACGATCTTCAATTTCTTTTTCCTTAGAACCTTCAGCTCCTGTTTTTATTTGAGCTAATTGAAACTGATAACCATACTCTTGTTGCATTAGCTTAGCTTTTATTTGCATTTCAGTTTCCATTCTACTTATTTCAAATTGAGACTTAGCTTGTTCTATACTTACTTTCTGCTGAGTTAAAGCTGCTTGTTTTTGAGTTTCTGCTAACGCAGTTTGCTCTGCTGTCTTAGCTGCAGCTTCACCTTGAGCAGCTATCATTCTTTCTTGATTTGCTCTTTCTCTAGCTAGTTTCTTTTTACGTTTTTGTTTTAGTAATTGATTTGCTAGCTTTAAATTTTTAATTTGACGAATATCAATTGCGTCTTCTAAATCAATACCTCCAGACTGCAAAGCAACCTGTATATTTTGTTCTAACTGTGCTTTCTCTTCATCGTCAGGTTCTAACTCTAAGAATATACCAAAGTCATGTAGATTTAAATTAGATATTTCTCTTAATGTTTCTACATTATATATAGATATACCTTCTATCAAAGCGTTAGCTGTTAAAGGATAGCTTAAAGCATCTGCTAGTTTAAGAGATATATTTTCACATATTTTTAAAGCAATATATAAACTACCTTGATTTATATGTTTTGTGGCTATGTTAGATTGGTTTGCTGCCATTTTAGCAAGACCTACTAAAGCGTCTTTATCAGGTAAACTACCATCTCTAGCTTCATTAAGACCTGTCACGTCACGTATCATTTGTAAATAGTATTGATACGTTTGTATTAGTGCAGCTAGTTTTTGACCGCCTGCAGATGACTGTAATTCTTGAATAGGTACTTTACCTCTATTAGGATCACCATCTTGTGTAAGTGATCTACCAACAATAGAACCAGTTTGAAAATACATATTTAATGCTTCTGCTGGATTGTAATTTGTACCATTACCTAAATCAACCTCTGCTAGACCGTCCATGTCTAAGAATACACCGTCTGGCACCATCCTAGCTAATACTTGTTGCATTTTTAAATGCGTTAACTGTATCATGTCTGCAAAACCTGTACATCTACTTACAATAGATTCTATTCTACCTTTGTACATTCTTGGTGCAACTATAGAATAATTCATTTCTACTTTAGTAGTATCAGCGGCTGGTCTTGTCATATTTTCTGCAAGTTCCCACTTAAGCATTGTATTTGTTCCTAATACTTTAGCTCCAGTGTATAATACTTCTATACTTCTACCGACTCTTTCAAATCCATCATTTGGTGGAGGATTAAATTCATCTGTTTTTTCTATTATTTTCTCTAATCCGTTTTCAGTTCTTTTTAATTTAAAAACTTGATTCATGTAAGTTTTATATTCAAAATACATTACTTGAACCGTGTTGTTGTCATAATTGCCCCAGCCAGTTATATATTGTCTATTACCAGGCATTTCTTGAATTCTTTGTAATTCTTCTTCTGGAATATTAGGAAACTGTTTTTTAAGCTCTGGTATAGTTATTGATTTAACTTCACCGACATAGTATATGTCTTGAAAATTAGGATCTTCTGTGTAAGAATATACTAAATAAGAAGGATCAACGTAGTCTAAAGTTATACCATTAGCTACATTAAAATTAGTTTTAGCACACGCTATTCCGCATACAACAAGGTCTTCATTTAATCTTCTTTTAGTAAGCTCCCATTTATTTTTAGCTAAAGTCTGTGTTATAGCTTCTTCTTCCGCTATTTCAATAGCTTGCTTATAACTTAACTGTAAATGTAATTCTAATTCTTCTTTTGTTTCTGGTAAATCTGTTGGAGGAATACTAGTTCTTTGTAATTGAACTCCTAGTAGATCTTCTGCAGCTTGCATTTGTTCTTTAGCAAACATATCTTCCGCAACAGCAGTTGCATACATAGTTCTTTTCTTTACAGAAGCAGGATCTTGAGAATAAGCTTTTATGTCGTATTCTTTACTAGATATACCGTTTACAACAATATCAACAAACTTAGATAATATAGGAACTGGTTTCCAGTCTAGATTTAAGTAGCTTAAGTCACCGTTTATTGATAGTTCGTCTTTGTATTTTTGAACAGGTTGTTCACCTCTAGCATATAATCTTAAATGATGAAAATTATTAAAACTAGTAAGATATCTATTACCATTAGTTCGGCCTTGATTAAACCACTCTGTCTCAATAGCTTGCGCCACTTGTGAACCATATTCTAACGAAGCTTTTTCATAATCCGGTACTACCTGACTAGGAAAGGCGCTATTTGAGTTAGTGTACATTTTCATTTATTCAATTATTTTTGACATTGTTCCTTTATTATTATATCTTTTAAAACCAAGATCATAAGTTTTTCTTGTAATTGTAGGTATGGGTCTATATTTATTTTTATTGCAGGCCATTATTGCTAAGCCAGAACTTATAGAAGCATCGTGTTTTGTTCTGTTATTTATATTAAATTTAGACCAATCGTTTAATGTTCTTTGAAAGTAAATATCTCCGTATGTTCCATTTTGTTTTAAACCTACAAAATCTTCTATATATGATTCTATAGCAGCTGCGTGAGCTTGCTTAATATCTTCTGATGAATTAGGTATTCCACCTATCTCTCTTTCTGTAATAGATAGTTTTAATTTATCTGGTCTATTCATTGCAAAACCTCTGTAACCTCTTCTTTTAAAATGATACAGTAATCTGGGTTTGTTATTTTCTGCTAGTATAGGCATGCCATAAAAAATACATGCCATTAAAACATCTTCAAAAAACATTTCAGCAGTTTGAGGTCTTGCTATATATTCTAGAAAAAAATGATTAGCAGGAGCATTTTCCATACTAAACTTAGTTAAACCATGTAAAGATCCATTAGAACCTCTACCGTCAACTGTTCCTGATATATCATAACTATCACAGCCAAAAGCACCCATGTGTTCATTAGCTGGATATTTTATACCTCTCTTTATTATAATGCTATTTTGTTGACTAACATCTGGTACCCATGATAGGTAAAACTTACCGTTATTTTTAGGCGCAAAAAGAACTCTTGTATCTTTTATTCCGTTTTCCCAGTAAAAATCTCCTCTAGTTACTAGTTTTGTTTTGCCAACATCACCGTTATAATCTATTTGCTCGTAAATTTTAGTTAAATTAAACAATGAAGATTTGGCTTCGTCTCTGAAAGCGTGTTCTTCAGTTCTTGGAAATTGTCTATAAAACTCGTTTAAAGCGTCTTGATCTTGCTTTAAACCATCAACTTCGTTTTGCCAATACTCTATTACACCTTGTTTTATTTTGACTCCGTGAGGATCTTCAGCCGGGGTTTTTGGTGTGTCGAATACAGGTACGCCATAAGAATCAATGTATCCTTCGTAGTTCCATTCCATAGGTATGAACAAAGAATAGAGTCCGCTGCGAGTCTGTCCATTGGCGTTTCTTTCTGTAACATCTGAATCATAGTATAGTTTTTTGAAGTTATCACCTCCTTTGTCTAAAGCGTTAGATGTTGATCCCATCATGCACTTTCCAATAATTCTACTACCTAATCTAAGGGTGGTTTTCGTAACACGCCAGTTGTTGAGGATGTTGTTGGGCCTTTCCCATTTACCTGATTCGTCGTGGACGAGGAGTTTAAGTTTCTCCCCATCATAGGCATTGTCTCCCGTGTTTTTCCAATCGATAGTGGTATCGAGTCCCTCAAGATCGGCCGCGGTCTCGTTGGCGATGAGTTTCCTCCTGGTGAACTTGGAGGCCGGTACTCTGTAGGCAAGTTCGGTCTTGGGACGATCCATTCCGTCCTGTATCGGTTTAAAAAAGAACGGATAATTGACCGATATTGGGACGACTTTATCTGTGAACATTGTCTTGGCGTCGGCCCCAGATTTGGACAGTATGCCGTATCGTGAATCGGAATTAATAGTTGCAAGATTAACCACCTCTCCTGAGGCCATAAACGAAAATCCCGATCTACGGTTTTTGAGATAGCACATTCCATAACACCTGATGTCTGCTTTACAAGCTTCCCAGAATATAAAGAATAATCTGTTTGCTTCCCTAAAGTCTGGTTTCCCAACATCAATTTTGGACCACTGCAAGTACATATAGTGAGTACCAGTAAGGTAAGTAGCCACACTCTTATTATAGAACCAAAAACCTTGTTCTCTTCTAGTAAATTCTTTATCAATGTAATCATACCATTTTTCTTTAAAATCAACCGGGTATTCTTCCCAATCAAAAATTGTTTTGATTTTTTTGAAAGCAATTGGTAATGTTTCTCTATTCCATTTGTTGTTTTTAAATTTAACAACATTCTTAGAAACTTCAGGTAATCCTATATATAAGTTTTGTATCTTGTATATTTCACCTATTTTTCCTGTTTTAGATATAACAACTATATCATGTTCTTCATTATAACCATACTCCCACTTATTATACCTATTCATTCTTTTTAGAACTTTAGGTTTTATGTGGTCTTTAACAACAGTAAAAAGATCTTGCTTATACATTACTTAGATCTTCCTTCTGCAAAACCTTTAAAAGCTTTTTCTTCCTTAACTTCTTTTGGTTTTTCATTTATAATATTCTCTTCTTCTTGTATTCTTTGTAGTATTTCAAAAGCGTCAAATATAGCTAACTTTTTAGTAGCCGCAGCGTTTTTAAGCCTGTCTGCAGAAATGTCAGGGCCAAAATCTATAATGGGCTCTTTAGCGACTTTAATTAATTCTTCAACCGCTATTTGCCCAGCTTGGATTATACTCTTCTTGGTTTTCTTTATTTCCATATTTAATTACAATATCATTAGATTTCATACAATATAAACGCTCGTTTTCTACATTAAAATCATATTCTCCATAAGGAGTATAACCAATACAGTCTCCCTCGTTTATTCCTAGCGCTTCTAAGGAACTATTACCTATTTTAAGTATACCAATTAAGTGCTGTTCTTTATTTGTTGTTAGTTTGTCTTTAGATTTTAAAGGTTTAACAAAACATCTATTGTTTACAGCTTTCCATTTATTCTTATTTTTACATAAGTATATTTGATCAAGAGCACAAAAAAACAGATCATCTTTAAAATAAGATCTTGATTTTTTCTTTATACCTTGCATGCTATAAAAAGTTCTAAAAACATTATGGTGTATTAATACTAAATCGCCTTTTTTTATAATAGTTTCATAAGCAGCCGGAGTTTCAACAACTTCTGCTACATTGTTTACAAATTTAAAACTTTCAATTTTAGTATTTAATATAAGCTCTTTGTCACCTATTGTTTTTTTATTTTCATAAGTATCTCCTAGAGGCTTTACTATGAAATCATACAAGCTTTTCATTAATACTCTAAATCATATTCAATGGATATAGCCATGTTAGAATTAAACTTCTTCCACGGCAATACCTCATTGTTTTTCTTTATGTGAATATTATAAGAATTATCTTTCTGGTCTTGAGTTATATAGGCAATTTCATGACCACCATAGACACTTTGTCCAACAGAGTAGTGCATAGCATCGCTTTTATAATCAGCACCTATACTGATCTTTCTTATTACATTAGTCATTAGTCCTCTGCTTTAACAACAGCGTTTTCACCGTCGTCTTTCTCTATATCAGTGTATTCTCCTGTTTGTATGTTTATGTTAATAGAACCGTATTTCTCTTCAAGAGCTTGTTTATTCTCTTCTATTTTAGGAAGTAATAAATCTAACTGAGATAAAAGCGTGTGTTTTCTCACGTCAGATAACCCTAGTTGTTCTATTATTTTTTGATAATTAGCTTGTTGTTCTTGAACAACTTTTAATTCTTCTTCTGTAATTTTAAAACTTTCTGCCATTTTATTTAATTTAATTATTTTTTACTCTAGTGTAAAATATCATCATATTTGAATCACCTCTAAACTGTCTAGATAAGAGTTCTGGGTTAACTAAGATATACGTAGATTCAACCGTATGTCCATTTTTTTTATTTGTGTGAGTTGTTACAACTTGGTATTCATCTTGGAATTTTATATTCTCTGATAAAACCTTGTTTTTTTCATAACTAATGTTGTGAATGGTTTTAACCTCATCTTCATTATTAACTGTTATAATACAATTATAAGATGTTTCGTTTGATTTCCATTCACCTTCTAATAGTGACATATCCAACACGTCAACTTGCGCGGATAAAAAACTACTAAACAACACAAAAAACATTAATATTGTTTTTTTCATTTGATTTTATTTAATTTGATTAATACTCTTACTATTTATTATTACTTATAGATTTAAACTTTTCCACGCCTCGTGACCCAAAGTAAGCTATATAAACAGTTGTAAGTAACTGCTTTAATAATCCAATCCACTCTTGTTCTACAGTAAAAGATATTTCATGATGACTATCAACCCATATAAAAGCTATAGCCATGAAAGATAAAAATATAAGAGCTAAAGGTCGTGTGTTTTTAGAAAGCCATGAATCTGATTTCATATCGCTTTCCCAACGCCTTGTTATTTGCTCTTCTGCATCATTATTAGCTTTCTCCATTATTTCTTGGATTTGCTTTTTAATTAGCAGTTTTTCTTCCTTTGTTGTTGTAAGCTTATCAATGACGTCACCAACTTCTTTGATGACGCCACCTGTAAGCCATTGAATTATTTTTTTCAAAATTTATTGATCTAAATCTACGTTTGGTTTTGCAGAAATTTCATTAACTATTTCTCTTATAGATTGACTTGATCTAGGATATCCCATGTCTCTATTTGCTCGATTACCGCTAGCAAGCGCAGCTCTATCACCAAACTGTTGTGCTTTGAGTGCGTCCAGCTCGGTTAGTGTTCCTGACTGTCTTCCTTTTCTAGCAAGATATTTATTAGCAGCATCAGTAGAATCTTTTTTTCTTGCTAATAGTCTAGCTTGTCTTTCCGCTATTATTTTATTCTTGTTATTTTGCAATTGCTCTTCTCCACTTAAAGCTACAGAATTAGGTGTAAGGTTACCTATTTTTGTATTTGTTGTGTTAGTTGACACTGAAGAACTAGATGAATTATCAGAACTAGATGAATTATTAGAACTAACTGCTCTATTCTTTGCATTGTAAGCATCAATCTCTTTATTGTATTCTTCTCTATTCATGTTAGCGTATTGCGATCCTCTATTTTGAAACGCTTGCTCTCTTGTTCTTCGAGGTCTTGAAGAACTAGAACTAGAACTAGAACTTGATGATGTTGAATTAGTGTTAGGTCTAACAGTAGTGTTAGTAGTGTCATAATTAGGCACTGCGTCTCCATCTACTGGATCTATATGATTGTCTGCCGCTCCGTGATTCATATATTTAGAAGCTCCAAAACTCATTATGTTAGCTACTCTAGCAGCTCCTTTAGCATAACCATTCATTCTTGCAGCTCCAAAAGATTGAGAGTAACCCATTTTTGCAGCACCATGTGGGTGATCGTGAGAACCTTTAGATGTATCATAATCATGAGCACCTTTGTATTTAGCTGCACCTTTCTTTTCATCTTTCATGTGTCCGTCTGCTGCGCCATGCTTATATTTAGCAGCACCTTTTTGGTTTTTTTCTAACTGCTTTCCTGCAGCTGATGAATCTTTAGCTGTTACGCTACCGCCATCTTGATTTGTTTTCATTTTATCCATTACGTTTATTTATTATTTTGCATTAATTTTTTTTCTGCTAATTGAGCATCTTTTTCCCAAGGACCTTTACCGGCCTGCATTACTGAGTAATCATATTCTTTTCCTTTAAACATTACTTTACCAGCTCCTTCAGAATCTACCTCATAATCTAATCCACTACCTGGATTTTTTATTTCACTTTTATATTGATCAACGTGAACTTGTTCATGAGCTAATGTTTTCTGCATTTCTACTGGATCATCTAGTATATCTTCATTTAAAATAATAACTCCATTTTTAGGTGTTCGCGCATAAACAGGATCATCACCCATATTTCTTTCAAATACAGACGTGTTCATTTTGTTTAAATCGAACGGAGGGTTTATTTTAAATGCCATTGTTGTAAGGAAATTTTTTATTAAACCATGATTGTCTTTTATCACAACCACAAGGTATGTTAAGACCGTCTGATATTTTATCTACAACGGTCTTAATACCTGTTTTGTTAGTGAATTTAGCAATGCTATCGCCTAATCCTCTAGATTCCATTTATTATATAACGTTACTAGAAGAAAACGCAGCTTGTACAAAGTACATTTGGCTATCAACTCCTCTTACACCATCACCATCTAAAGCTAATTGAACTTGTGAAGAAACTCCACCTGGATTAGCAGTTAATGCTTTGTTAATAGATTGAGAAGGCATGTTTTGATATACAGTAGGAACCGCTGGGGGAGTAATATTACCCGTAGTTTGGTTAGTTGAATTACCTAGAGTTAATGTAAGTATTCTTCCACCTACTGTTCCAGCATCTTGAGCTCCTGCAGCTAATGCAGCTGGTAACCCTACATACTCGCTTAATGTAATAACCACTGATGTAGCCGCTCCAACGTCTGCAATGCTTTCAATTTTTGAAACGTCTAATAATACGTCTCTTTGTCCTAGTCCACCTGTTAAAGCGTTAGCGTTGTCAATTCTAAATTTAATGAGTTTTGCCATAATTTTTGTTTTTTGTTTTGGTTGTTTGTTGTTTGTTGTTTGTTTTATGTGATTTATCAGTTTACTCTGCTTATTTATTCTTCGGTAAGGATTTTATTTTACCGTTATGTGTTCTAGCGTATCTATGTGTAGATGTTTCTTTGCTAGGTATTAATTCACCTGAGTATGTAGCATCTCCATATTTCCAACTAACTGTCTTAGCAGCTCCATGATGTTCAGCACCAGTAGAATTATGACCATCGTAATTGTAACTACCATGAGCATCGTCAAATAAAGCTTCAGCATGTCCTTTGTGGCCTTCAGCCATTTCTTTTCTACCTCTTGCTACATCTTCTTCTTCCCATGAATTAACCATGTGATGTTTTGAATGTTTAGCGTTTCCGCTGTAATGACCGTAATGTCCTTTATGATTGTATCCCATAATTATGAATTTGCGTGATATGCGGAAAGCATTTTCTTAGCTTCTTCAGCTGAGGAAAAACCTGATTTCCAGACACCACCTTTTTTATTATTTAAAATAACGTATTTATCGCCACGCTTTACAACGCACCCGCTTCCACCTTCTGACTCTGCACATCCTTTACCTGCTTTTGCCGCGCCTAATCTATTCATTAACATATTTCCCATAACTAATCTATTTTTTCTAAAGCTACAATACCAGCTGGTGGAGTTGGATTTGAATCATATATTTTTATAACTTGTAAATCTATTATTTTTCCAACAGGTACACTTTTTAATGTAACAGTATTGTTCGATACGTCTTCTACCTTTACATCACCGCTTGCGCCAAAGTATAATGAATAACCTTCACTTCCAGATGCTGCGGAAGTAGCTGGTCTTACGTTACCTTTGTATATAAAGCAAGTATCTGAAGGGGCTATTGCCACTGGAGCTGTAGCTATTTCTATAGTAGTATCGTTAACAACTTTAACTATTTGATAAACGACGCTCTGTGTTGCATTATATATAATGTCACCTCCGTTTATTGTATATCCTAATGGTCTTGTTTTTGCAGCAGTGAACTCAGCTCCTGTTGAAACTAATTGTGTGGTTGAAGAACCTGCGGCTGCTATAGGAGTTGCTAATCGACCTGGTTGAGGTATATTATAGCTACTACTTGGTATAACGTCTAATGATGAAATGTATGTGCTCATGTTTTATTTTTTATAATTCTCCAACTCTACCTTGTGCGCAAAGAACTGGATTAATTCCTTTATATTTAACTGGAGCTTTAAGTATTTGCATACCCGTTATTCCGTTACTAGCTCCTTGACCATGAACTCTGCCTTCTTGATTTAAAGGCCCGTCCCATATATGAGATTCACCTACTACACCAACTTTTGTTCCTGGTTTTAATCTTTCCATTGCTGGATCGTATTTTTTATGGTCCATAATTATTGTTTTTATTTATTTATTTCTTTTTCTCATGTCGTTCCAATACATAGTGTGCATTGTGTCTACATTACAATGTGCTGGTCCTTTGTATTTTTTAGCAGCACCTGCGAATAATCCTCCGTAAGATTGCCCAAACATTTTTCCAGCATTTGATATAGCGCTATTTTTAAACCCTACAGCATTCATCATAGGTTGTAACTCTTGTCCTAAAGGATTTCTTAGCCTAGACACAGCGCCTGCAGCATTTTCTTGTGTTTCTTGTTCACTAGGATTATCTGTATAAGATTGTTGCGCATCTGTTACTAATTGATTTTGCGCTGCATTAACACCATTTCTAATATTACCATATTGAGACATCATATTACCAATACCTAATCTTCTTCCATAACCTCCACCATATTGAGAAACTTGATCTTGACTATATTCTTCTGGAGACATACCTGCTTCTTCAGCTTTGAATCTTAGTCTAGCCGCATCTCTTGCTTTTTTAGCAGAATTAAGAGCATCCATTAAACCAGCTGACTGAGCGTTTGCTCTTCCACCTGGACCTTGATTATCCATCATTGCAGAGTAAGCGTCACTATAAGCTGAATTAGCATCAGATAAGTAACTTGGGTCAGTTGATTCTGGCTCTGGTGCTGCACCAACAGCTTGTTGGTTATTTAAACCTAAACCTAAAGCAGCCATCGCGCTCCCGTTCATTGCATTCCCAATAGCACTACCTATTCCTCCGGATCTACTACCTGAGATTCTTGATCCCGCTGCTGTACTTGCTGCTATTGTACTCATTTATCTGCTTTTATCTTTATTAACATTGTATATAGATTTAGTTAAAACTTTATCTATGTATGAATTTCCTTTTATTATTTTATTTCGCCTTTTGCTAATAGGTATATCTTCTTCACCTAGCATTATGCGATATATTCTTTTAATAAGCTGCTTGCCTTTAAAAGATATTTTGTATATATTATACTTCTGAGTTGTTCTATTTCTTTGCCTCCAAACAGAGATCCATTCACCTTTTATTAATCTACTCCATCTTCTATTGTCCCAACTGTAAGAGTAAGAACCTGCTTCAAAATCTTTTTTTGTAAACAAGTCTATACAATCTAAATATATCAATAGTTCTAAATCTGCCTCATTTAGATCGTTGTTTTTGGAAGCCCATTTACGTATTATTCGATAATGTTTTAGCAGATTAAGATTTTTTAAATCTTCTGCTTCTAGCTTTTTCACAAAACAACGACCACGTCTGTTGACTTAATAACGTGATATATTTTTTTATTATTCTGTATCTTATGACCAGCGTGCTTATCATAAAATATAATATCTTCTTTTTTAACACCTTCAACATCATTACCTAGACTTATAATTTTAGCCTTTAAGTATCTAATGTCATCTCGGTGTATTTCCGCTAAAAGCAATCCACCATCGGTTTCTTGAATTTGATCTTCTAGCTTTTCTATAATTAAATTTCTACCTAGTGCTTTCATCTATTCTCATATTATTAATTACACAATCAGTAGAAAGAATAGTTGTTGCCACAGAAGCCGCGTTAATCAAAGCGCTTTTAGTTACGAGCAAAGGATCAATAATCCCTGACTCAACCATATTTACCATTTTTCCTGTAACCACGTTTAATCCAGTACCATCATTTTTACTAAAATCCGGTTCTTTAATATTAGCGTTTTTAAGTATAGTTTTAAAAGGTGACTTTATAGCTTCTAATAATACTTTTTGACCTTTTGTTTTAGGTTTTATTATCAACGAAGCGTTTAATAAAGCAATACCACCTCCTGGTACTATACCTTGTTTTATAGCGGCTTTTGTAGCACATATAGCATCTTCGACCCTATCTGTTTTTTCTTTTAATTCTACATCAGAAAAAGCACCTACTTTTACTATAGCCACTTTAGCACTTAATGTAGCTAATCTTCTTTCTAAATTAACAACAACGTGTGCAGGGTTTTTCTTTTTTAAATCTTTTTTAATTTTTTCTATAAAATCTTTAGCTTCCTCAGGTATTTCTTCTACTTGAATTACTGTTTGATTTTCTTGAGAAACTGACTTTACACATTCACCTAAATAATCTATTTGTATTGCATTCAAATCATCACCTAAATCCTCGTTAATTATAGTTGAATTTGTAAGTAATGCTAAATCATTTAGTATTTCTTTTTTACGTAAGCCATACGCCGGAGGGTCTACAACGTTTACTTTAATATTACCCTTCATTTTATTCATTACTAAAGCAGAAAGAACAGTAGGATCAACTTCGCCTATTAAAAGTAATGGTTTGTTGTTTTTTATTACATGTTCTAACACGGGTTGTATTTGTCTAATAGATTCTACTTTTGATTCCATTATTAAAACCAGCGGTTTATCTAGTTCTGCCGTGCCTTTTTCTTTATCAGTTATAAAGTTTTGATGGCAATAACCTTTGTAGTATTCTATACCATCTACTATCTCTGTTTCTGTTATTCCATTTTCAGAAACACCAAGTGTCACAATCCCTGTTTCACCTACTTCTCTAAAAGCATCACCTATTAACTTACCTAGAATTTTATCATTGTTGGTTGATATAGTTGCTATATCATCTATCATGTCACCTTTGACAGGTATACTTATTGATTCTAAATATTTAACAACTTTATCAACAGCTTTATTTATACCTTCTTTTAGTTCTCTAGTGTTTACGTCTTTACTACGAGCTTCACTTAGTATAGCATGAGCTAATACAGTGGCTGTAGTTGTTCCATCGCCAGCTTCATTAACTGTTTTTCTCGCTGCGCCCTTTAATAAAGTTGCACCCATATTTTCAATTGGATCGTGCAGTGTTATACAGTTTGCGACAGTAACACCATCCTTTGTTATGACAGGATTACCCTGGTCATCTTCCATTATAACACATTTACCGCTAGCTCCAAGTGTGGAGCTAACAGCATTTGTGAGTTGTTCAATTCCTTTAAATATTTTATCTTTAGCTTTGTCTCCAAAACTAAGATTTTTTACTATAGCGTCTGCCATGATTTAATTAGATTTAATTTGATTTATTTTATTTAAAAGTTTTAACGACTTGTGGTCCGCGAGTATGAGCTAATTTTTTCTCATAATGGTTAATAGAAGCATCTATTGCTGATTCAGCACCTTCCATTGTTTCGCGTCTCGTTACATCGATCCATGAATCTTCTTTTTTTGGATCAAGGTATTCTGTTTGGTAAAATCCATTTGGTAACTGTACAATTCTCCAGTTTTTCTTTTGAACTATGTGTTCCCAAATTTGTTTGGTTTCTTCCGTTATTTGTGGTTGACTACTCCACGAACTAGTCTGGTAATAAAATGTCATTGGTTTTGGTTTTTAAGTTAGACATTGGTTATTGCTCTCACCGAGCAGGTATATTTCTATTATCACTTGATTTTAGCAGTTTTTACATTAAAAAGTAGTTGCATTAAATATTCTATATTT